TAACGTTTCTCCTAAAACTGAAAACTTACAAAAAGTGGCAGACTATTTTGATGTATCTGTAGATTACTTGTTAGGAAGAACTGATCAAGAAAGAACGAACTCTAATAACGTACCTACTGATTTAGACAAAATATTAGATAATATGATGAGTTTTGACGGGAAGCCTATGACTGAAAACGACAGAAAAACAATTCGTGCTTATCTTGAAGGAAGATTTAGTAATAAGTGAGGGTGGTTGTATGGACAGTGTCTTTAATTTACTTGAACGAAATAAAATTGAGCTAGTTTTAATAATTATTGAGAGCAATGGGTATTACGATTCTGCTCTAAATGTTATTTTCATTAATCAACTATTAGATGAGGAAAAGCAAAAAGAGGTTATTTTGCATGAATTAGGTCATGTTCTTAATCATAAAGATTTATCTTCTCTTTATAATAATCCGTCCTATCGTACTAAAATGGAATATGAAGCTACTAAGTATATGATTACATATTTAATAAATGAATCAGATGGTCAATTTAATTATTCTAATATTTTAGAAAGTTACAAATTAGGTTTAGGTTGGGAATGCAATTTCAAATAAAAAAGCCCGAAAACTGCGGGAACAGTTTCGGACTAGGTTCTATCTCTCTATCTCAAATGAATTATAACATATTTATTGGAGGAGATAGAATGAAAAAAGCTATTGGATTATCTTTACTTTTGATTTCACTAACAGCATGTGGAGCAAACGGAATTAATAAGGATGACCCTGAAGGTTCAGCAAAATACATAAAAAAAGAACTTTCTTTAGAGGGAGATATAAAAGAAACACAAGACGAATACTACCAAGGTGTTATGGATGTTTATTCTATAGGAGAAGATATTGAAGTTGTGGCTAGCGATGATAATACTATCGAACAAATAAATTTTTCTAATGTTGACGAAAAAGATATTGAAAAAATATTAAATATGATTGATTTTCCTGAAGTTGAGTCCATAAATGAGTTAACCGAAAAATATTATATGGACATTGCTAAATACGGCGAACCTGAAGATAACTCCACTTTCACAAGTTATGAAAATGTTGGTGTTAGTGTCTCTACAACTATGGATATCTTAAAGGACGAGGGTGACAAATCTTTTACTATGAGTTTAATCTATAACACAGACGTGTTCGACAAATTTAGAGAAACAAACTTAAAATAAAAAAAGAACACTCCCTCACCGACCAAAGATTAGGAGTGTTCAACCGTAAAAAATCAACCTACAATAGGTCTCTTTTCTATGCCCTATTGTATCATAAAATAGGAGGTTTTATCTATGTGGATAGAAACATTAGATAATGGAAAGTTTAAATATGTAGAACGCTATATTGATCCAATGACAGAAAAATATAAAAAGATTTCTATTACATTAACTTCTGATAGTCGTGTCGCTTGGAATAAAGCACAGCGTGAATTGAATAATCGAATTGATAAAAAAATAAAAACAATGTCTCAGTCTGATGTAACCTTTGATGAAATTACGGCAAAGTGGCAACACGTATATAAAAATATGGTTAAACCAAACACCTACTTAAGAAGCACGCAAACATTAAAAATCATCAAAAGATACATACCAGGTGATTATATTGTGAGAAATATCAATTCTGTATTTATACAAGAAACAATTGAATCAATTTATTATACTGAAAACTATTCTTTTTCTTCCACAAAACAATGCAAATCTATATTAAATTCAATTTTGGAGTTCGCTAAAAAGAAAAGTGTCATAGACATTAATCCTGTAGTAGATACCGAAATCAAACGTAAGCCAAGAACTTTCGAACAAAGAGAGAAAATTGAAAATAAATACTTGGAGCCCGATGAACTTAAGAATGTTTTAGTTTGTCTACGTTCTTTTAAAACTGGTAGAAGAAATGCGAATTTAACGGAATTTTTATCTTTAACTGGATTGCGATTTGGAGAAGCTGTAGCTTTAGAATACAATAATTTTAAAGGTGATTTTATTGAGGTTAACGGTACTTTAGACTACCACACGCATAAATCCTCAGATGGAGTTAAAACAACTGCTAAGACAGGCAAATCTAACCGCAATGTTGATTTAAGCAATCGAGCTAAAGTTATTATAAATGAAGTTATCTTAGAAAATAAGTTTTTGAAAAATGAAGAATATTTCCAAGAAAAAAATTATATATTTGTTACAAAATATGGAAACCCAATTGATATTGCAACGTATAATACTTCTCTAAAAATCGCTGCTAAAAAGTGTGGCATTGAAAAGAATCTTACTTCTCACGTATTAAGACATACACATATTTCAATATTATCCGAAATAGGTGTTCCTTTAAAAGCAATTATGGATCGTGTAGGACACGAAAGACCCGAAACAACTCTTGGTATCTATACGCATGTTACTAAAAAGATGCAACAAGGAGTAATGCAAAAATTAAACGACTACTATAATTAATGCCCCTTTTCTGCCCCTTCTAAGATATCAACCATTCTAAAACACAGTGAAAACATTGGCATAACAACGTTCTTAACAATAAACATACATGGTCTTCATCACCGTTATATTTTTATTGAAATACTCATTAGTAGTGATAAAACGTTGATATATAAGTATTTATAATGATAGAACTTTTTACACTTTTTGTAGTAATTGGGTAAGAGTTTAGGACTTATGCCCCTTTTTTGCCCCCTAAATAAAAAAGAACCTTCTATAGTAATAGTAAGTTCTAAGTCTTAGCGTGTAGGCCGATAAATAACTATAACATAAATAAATCATTTAAATTAATCTGCGTATATTATAAGCATCACATTTAAAGGAGATACTTATGGATATTTTATTTTTATACGTTAATAAAGATTTTGTACTGAAAGCTTATACGTTAGATGGAACTTGTTTTGTAGACTTTAGTTATTTGGGTTTTGGTAGAAGTTATCCTTGTCCCGATGAGGAACTTGCTGTTGAACTAGCAGAATCTATAGCTGAATTCCATGCTAAAGATATGGAAATGATTGATAAATTGTTTAAATTGGATGAAGATTTAAATCCTCCTATTTTTTAATCATTTTTTCGTTGATATTCTTCTATACTCTTTCAAAAAAATAACGTATACTTTTGAATGAAAACGTATTAATTGGTATACACTATATTAATTGGAGGAGTATCTATGAAGAAAATAAGAGTTATTACTCTTTTTCTGCTGTTCGCTTTATTTTTTACTGGTATTAAAGATGTTGAAGCTGCAAGTAATGTTCAGGTCCATTTTTTAAATATTGGCCAAGGTGATGCTACGCTTATTCAAACACCTAATGAAAATATTTTAATTGATGGTGGTGGTAAAGGTAAAGGCCCTGAAATTGTCAAATATTTAAATAAGTATAAAGTTAAATCATTGACTGCTGTTGTATCCACACATCCAGATGCAGATCACGTCGGTGGATTAGCTTATGTTATCAAGAACATGAAAGTAAGCAAAGTTTACGCACCAAACATTAGCCATACAACTCAAGCTTATAAAGATTTTCTATTAGCAGTAAAGAATAAAAAGTTGAAAATTACCATTGCTAAACAAGGACTGGAAATTCCTACTGTAGCAAAAGATATTACATTGAAGTTTATTGCACCAGTAAAAACATATGCAAAAAGTGATTTGAATAACTGGAGTGCAGTATTACATCTCAAACATAATAAAAAATCATTCCTATTCATGGGTGATGCTGAAACAAAAGCTGAAACTGATATGTTAGCAAAGAATCTTATACCTAAAGTTGACGTTTTAAAAGTTGGCCATCACGGATCTAAAGATTCATCAACTGCAAAACTATTAAATAAAGCAAAACCTACTTATTCTGTTATTTCTGTAGGTAAAAATAGTTATGGACACCCTACTTCAACTGTTTTAAATCGATTAAAAGCTGTAAAATCAACTGTATATCGAACAGATAAATCTGGTAATGTTATTTTTACATCCAATGGTTCAAAAATTACGGTAAAGACGGTGAAATAAATGGAAAAAGGAATTATTGATCGCTTTGAAGGTGATTTAGCAGTAGTGGAATTTGATTCTGAAATGCGTGATATTCCAAAAAACATGTTACCTAAAGGTAGTGATGTTGGCGACTTGCTTATTTTTGATAGTGACTCTATTACTATTGATAAAGCTGGTACTGATAAATTACGAACTGAAATAGAAGATCTAATGAAAGATTTGTTCGAAGAAGAATAGTTTTATATGTAACTCTATCCTTTTTAAGATAGAGTTTTTTTAACCAAGACAACATTTGAATTCCAAGATTGGCGGATGCCACCTAATAAAGTTGTATTTTATAACCAAAAAATATCGTTGTATCTTTTTGTATTGATATCGTTTAAATTTGAACTAAGAAGGAGGTATTTATTTTATATGGAATCAGAAATTGTAAATATATTGAAAGAAATTAATGCTAATACTGATATTATTAAGCCGATTACTCATTTAAATGTTGTTAGTTTTGAGTTACCTCTAAATAAATTTTCTTTTGAAATTGAAAATATAAGTAGAATTAAAAAAATTAGCGCTGATACCTATAATGGAAATAAAGAGATGTTTGAAAATTTTAAAAAAGTACTACTTTCTAGTTATAGAGATCCTAGTAATATAAAACCTTTATCTGAAGACGTTTATATTTCAATCTGTGAATCTACGAATAATGGAAAATTTATAATAAATATCGAATTTAATTACTAAAATATATGTAAATAGTATTTAACTTTAATATATTTCAACATATTCAAAACAAATATACATGGAGGAAAAAACCATAGAAAACTTGCGTTCACAATACATAGAAGAAATAATAAAAATAACAAAAACAATGGCGGAACTAATTAATAGACCGTTTGCTGAATATAGTATTTACGATGATGTTGAATATTACAGATTATTGTCTGAAAAAAATAAATATGAAGAGCAATTAGATAAATTATTTTGAAAAAATAACCCTACCTCAATTAAGAGATAGGGTTTTGTTGTGTCTATTTAAACAACGCTTCAAATGTTGCTTTACCAACAATACCGTCAGCAAGTAGTCCTTTAGATTTTTGGAGTAGAATTATAGCGTTATATAATCCATTACCGAATTTACCGTCAAAACCTTTTACATCATATCCTTTACAAATTAATGCAGCTTGGATCAAACGAGTAAGATTGCCATTAGCTCCTTTACGAACAGTGACACATGCATTTTTAGTTTTTGAACCCCAATCTCCATCAACACTAAGACCAGCTTTGAATTGGCTGTTTAATTCCATTTGTAATGCTTTGACTAGTGCTCTCTTTGTTGAGGGACCTGCTGAATTATCAACTGTCAATCCACCATAGAACCAACGATTTAAGAACATTTGAACACCAGCAATTGATTGAGTTTCAGTTGTTGTTCCTGTAACAGCTCGTTTAGTTGTAGGAGTCGCTTTGTTTGTATTTCCGCCACCTGCAGTTTTAAATCCGTCAACGTCTTGTTCCAGCAACCAGCCAGTAGCGACTTTACCTTTACCAATTAAATAAGCTTTTTTAGAGCGTGATTTGATTGCAGGTTTAGAAGCTAATACATCATACACTTGACCAATTACAAATGCAGGAATATTTGAACCTGTTTCCCATTGTTTCGCTTGCTTACCAACTTTAACAGTCTTACCATCTGGCTGAGGTGTTACTGTGTTTGGAACTGTTGCTACCGGAGCAGATACACCTTCTTTTTTGAGCATTTCTTCGACAGTTTTACCTAATGCCATATATCTTGTTACTTTAGTGATAAGGTAACTTTTTAAAGCATTAGTTGATTTACCATGAAGATCCCAAGAACGGTGTGGACACGATGTCGCAGAGAATTCTCTGTGTAAACGAACGGTCTCTTTGTTCGGTTTTAATCCGTAAAAATTGAAGTCTTCAGCCATTTGGCGTAAAGCCATATCTTCGTTCAAGATAAATTCTTTATCGGAAATAATACCATAATAGCTTTGTGTAACTTCGTATCCTAAATACCAAGTGTTTCCTTCATTATTCGCAGTGTGATAGGCTTTGTTTCCAGTATTATCTGCTCTTAAAATAACTGAACTATTAATATAATACGGAGCAAAACCTAATCCTAAACGTCCTTCTTTTCTGCGAGCAATTAACCAAGCAACATATCGTTGAGGTGTCATTGCACCAAAATCGTTATGAAAAACTCCTCCTTTTGGTTTACCTGGACGTTTACCCGCTTTACCATTAATAATATCATCACGATTAATTCTAGTTACTGTACCCATATTACTTATCCTCCTCTTTCAAATTAGTAGTAACTTGATTTCCCTTTTGTGCCGCAACTGTCAATGGAGTATCTTTGTAAGTTGTGATAATAGACACAATAATTGTCAATACAGTCGATACGCCTTCATATATTTCTTCATCCTCAAATGGGATCAGTTGAAAATTGAAAATAGACACGGACACTTGATTGACAAGGATGATACCTAAACCTATAATTCTTACCCACGTTGCTGTTGGCACGCCTTTTAAATTAAGCTTGTTCATTTATAGTTCCCCTCTCAATATATCTTGCAATAATATTATTTTTAGAAACGATTATGCCTTCTAATTCATCAATTCGATCATCGCGAGTTTCAATTTCAGACTTGTAATAGTTTTCTTTTTGCTCGAATTGTTGTTTAATATCTTTCATTTCATCTTGAAACTCTTTAGTCAGATTATTTATTTTTTCGTTAAACTCTTCTTTCATCGTTTTCATTTCAGCGGTAATATTCGTATTAATGTCCTCATACCTTTTTTGTAATTTCAATGCAGACTCAACAGAAGAAGCAGCGTCGCCTGCTTTAGTTTTAATCTTAGTTGACCACGCAAGCCCTCCAGCTCCTAATATTGCACCAATGATAGATGCTAAAACTTCACCATTCATTCAGCCGTCAACTCCTTAATGGCAATACCCAAACAAAGTAAAAACATGGCTAGTGGTAAAGCCCAAAGGGAATTAATGATTGGACTCAAAAAGAATCCGATAAAGAAGAACATCCACAATCCACCCAATAGAGAGATAGACATAGTTTTCATTTTTATATTATTTTGTAATATCGCTAATACTTTAAATAAACCTAAAAAGATAAACACAATCCCTAACGAACGGCTATCAAACAAATATCCGATAACCTCGTAGGCTTCATAACCATTCAGCAATTGTGGTGAAACAATCAGCTGTACTCCATATACAATTGACATAAACGACACGACAAACGCATCCCACTTTAATAACAAAATTACTTTATTCATTTCTCACCTTCCTTTTTTTCAATATAAAAAGAGCAACCATTTCTGGCCACTCTTAGGTAATATAAAAAGTTTGTCCAGATGGACAAACTTTTAAAACAAATTAATTTTTAAGATATTGATAAATTTCTTTACCAATTGAAGTTAATCTACACTCTATCGGACCATCTTTATCATATGCTTCTAGCAATCCTTCTTTTTGTAATTCTCTAATTGAGTGTTCTACTCTTTTTATTTTTGATTCATCTATAATATTTTTAACCATACAATATTCTTTTGTAAACTCTTCATGATAATCGGAGGTTACTTTTTTTGTATAAGATGTACTAGCATTAACTTTTATTAAAGGCCAAGAATTTACGTCAGATATTATAGTTAAAGCTTGAGGAGTTAATTTTTCTATCTGTGTTAAAACATACTTTTGACTTTCAAACAACAATTCGAATTCATCACTATTCACTACATTCTTCAGAACTGTTGACAAATGATCAGCAAGATCTGAATCAGGAGGTGTATCTTTTAAGATACTTAAAATCTTATTGAATATAGTGAAACCATAAGGGTCTGTGACAAAATTTGTTAATTTATCTACTGTTCCAGTTTGTTCATCTGTCTTTTCAAAATACTGTAAGAGAAGTTTCTTCTCTTTCATTTTTTCCATCTCATCATTCATTTCATCATTCCACCCTATAATTATAGATGCAGCTTCTCCTAACGGACCCAGTAAAGGTAATCCTTTTTCTTTTAAAAATTTAACACTTTGATATTTTGTGATACCTGTTAGTTCTTCGTCTGATAAACTTATATTATCAAGACGTGTTCTAAGTGATTTATCTCTATTTGAATTTTCATTAAATTCTTTAATTTTATCTAATTCATTTTTACTCATAGTATGTAACCCTCCAATATAATTTGATAACATTATATCGGAAAAGACTAGTATTACATACAATGAATATAGAATTTATTCAACTACAGAACGTTCAATTGTTTCTTTAATAACTTCATATTTAATAGATTTACCAAACAATGCAGCTAACTGAGTTTGAAGACTAGCTATTGACTGTACTTTATTCAAGTCTTCTTCTTTGAATTTAGTAGCTGAGTTAATATCACCCGAAGCAGTTAAGGTATTGTTATACTCGTTATAAAACATAGCTTCTTGTGGCGAGGTACTACCCTCCGCTGTATTTGTTTGTACTAAAATATACTTGATTTGATTTCCCACGATTCCGTTCATATTATTTTCCCTCCTCATTTTCTTCATATTTATCCATCAATTTGTCATAAATAAAACTGTGCTCTGGTGCTATAGGTTCTTGCCAATCATCCAATACACCAAACAGCGCTTCATACTTGCTGCTATATTCTACAAACGAAATTTCTGCTATTTCTTTATTTAATTCTTCACGCTCTTTTAAAAGTTGTTCTTTTTCTTCTTTTGTTACCTCTTCTTTAAGCTCATACCTTCCTTCACTTATAACCAATTGACCGTCTTCATCTACTTTAGAATAGGGTTTTAGCAACTCTTTTTCTTGTGTACCGTATTCATTGTTTTTTTCAACTAATCGTTCAATAAATTTTTGTTTCCCTCGAGTAGCATTTCCTTTCAAATGTAATGATTTTAAAAATAAAACTGCCTGGAATAAGTCTTGATTTTCTAATTTGATTGTTTTCATGCCGCACTCTCCAATTGTTTGATTTTAAGTTCTAACTCTGTAACTTTACTTTTTAATTGTTGCATTTCTGAGAAAGCTCTGCTTGCAAGTGTATTACTAACATTAGTAACATTTTCTATTGATGTTACTCTTTGATTCATTTGCTGAATTGCGTGACTGTTCATTAACGATAACTTACTATAATCAATATTGTAAATATCATTCAAAGAATCAAATATAGCTAGCTCTGGTGTATCCTGAGCAATTAAACCAAACTTGATACCATTAGGTCTATTTGCATCAATCCATTCATAATCTACAAAGATCCATCTGTTAATAGCTGACAAAGAATCTCCGCTAGTATTAAAAATATGTTTCTTCAGCCGTCTGTCAGATTGCCCAGTCACTACATTACCCATCATGTTCAGGTTTGCATGCATATTTAATCCAGTATTTGTTGAACTACTTCTAAGAACATCTAACATAGTAAATCCATTAACTACTAACCTTAATTGGGTGTTACTTCTAACGTCTAACGTGTTCCCATTAACCTTTCTAATTTCCATGTTTGTTCCATAATATACTGAATCCATGTTTAATAAGGTATTTCCGTTAGCATTTAAATCCGCATGCAAGTTGAAAGACGCGCTTGTCACACTCGCTTTACTGGCGCCACCGACCTGTATATTCAATTGAGTATTGGCGTTAAGCACTGCAATTGAACCACTAGCATATAGTTTACCTACCTCACTAGTTGTCAGTCCGTTAGAAATGATATGTTGTGGACTATATATTGAAGCAACTTCTGTAATACTGTTACCATTCAAGTTTAATGTTTTTTGCATCCTTAGAGTTTTTTGACCTTTTGGAACTTCCATTATAGTGTCGTAAACACCGGTGTTTACACCAGTTTCTACGGCCCAATTCATACCTTGACCGTTTCTGGCACTGAATGAAAGATAAGATTCTGTACTTTGTTGGCTATAGTTTAAACCAACCCTACCTACCTCAGTCCCGCTAAAGTAAAAAGTCATTCCGCCTTTTTGAAGCATGGCTTTGTCATTTTGTCCTGTATTATTTATGTGAAGAGCTGTTCCGTCTATACTTAAAGTGCTGTTTAAAGCATTCCAATTTGATTTGATAAAATCTGTAGTGTTACCTACCAAATTATTTACATTTAAGTTAATAATATTCACATTAGCAGCATTCAAAGTTCCGGCTGTGATTTTGTCAGCTGAAATAGTTTGAGCTTTAACTGCTGTAACAAATGCAGTTTTGGCTGTCAAAACATTGACATTGGCATCTGTAGCAAAAAGCTTAGTAATCAAAGCTGTATCAGACTTGAGCATAGTTGAAGTAACTACATCTGCTGTTAAAACCTTGGTTTTTAATGTGGCAATATCAGCATAAACAGCATCTAATGAATAAGCTTTAATATCTGTTACAAATGCGGTTGTCATGGTGATGTCACCATCTAGCTGAATCCTTTTGCCTTGTAGTAATATGCCCTCAGTTGATAGATTGATTTGACTAATTACTTTGCTAGATTCCAATCTCAAATTGATAGAGCTATCTAGTTGGGTCATTTTACTGTTATAAGCAGCTGATTCAACTTTTGTACTGACTTGAGTAGCTAATTGAGTGACTTGAGATTGATTTGCTTTAGTCCCAACTGTTGTCTGAATACCATCTACAGTAGCTTCTAAAGTTGTAAACTTCTCTAAAGTAGCCATATCATTTGGTGCTGGTGACCAATCTGTCGCTTTTATACCTTTTTCAAGTTTGATTTTAGAAAATCTCGCTTTTTGATTTTCGCCCAAATTCAAATATACACGCAATAAAGTTCCGTCTACATTTGCTGAGAATTTTTTGCTGTAAGTGACTCTTACCCACTTAGTAGTGTCAGTTAACACTATTGTAGTACCTGTCATTTCTTTATCATTCACACCCAATGTTAGCGTGAGCGTTACAGAAGAACTAACAGGTCTAACCCATACACTCACTGTGTATTCTCTACTTCTTCCGTCATCTATAGTAATATCAGGCGGACGGAAATCTCCTCCACCATTAGTTCTAGACACTTCGGTTACCATTGACACATTAAGAAAAGGAACACTTTCTAACGCTTTGGATACTACATAAGTTCCACCGCTATAATTAATTGGACTAAAAGGAGGAATCTCACTGTTGTAAATTAAGTTAGTACCACCAATTTCAAGATTGTTTAAATTAGTACTAACTTGAGTCAATTGTAGATTCCAAGCATTCGAAGTAGCGGTTAGCTGAGCTTGATTTACATACCCCTTACCAGTGACCAAGCTATCTACCTGTGCCGAAGTCAATCTAGCGGTGATAGCCTGCGCTTGTATCCCTAATTCAGCGGTGTGACTATCTACCGTACCTTTTATCGTGTCTACTCGACTACTATCCGCTTTAAATGTCAACCCTTTATTAGTAGCAGCAATGTCTAACGTGTTCTGATCAACTGTGCCCTTAACCGTATCAACCAACGACTTATCAGCCTTGAATGATAACCCATCAGCGTTTGCCTTAATCTGAATTGCTTGATTATCTACTTTGCCAGAAATGGTATCGACTCGACTACTATCGGCTTTAAATGTAACGGAACGCTCTAAATCATCCACTACGAGGGATAGATTGCCAGTAGTAGATATTGCTGTTTCGGCTTTAGATATGGCTGTTAGAGCGTTTGTCATAGCTGCTTGAGAGTTCGTTTTAGCTGTATTTGCTGTGCCGAGTGCAGTAGCAGTATCTGATTTAATCTGAGCAACATCTAATTTCATGAACCCAACATCTTCAATTGCTTTATCTGCTTTTAGTACTGCAGCATTAGCCGAATTACTAGCTGTAAGGACGTTTTGATTAACAATGAGTAATTGGCTGTCAATCTCTTGAGCCTTTACTTCAGTGTAATGTTTGGCATCAGTGAGGGCTTGATTGATTTTTTGCTCTGCTTTGGTTCGGTCAGCATCCGCTTGTTCGATTGCCGCATTGACTTCTTGGCCAATAGCATCCATTCGATTATTAAAAGGATGAGGAATCCAATTAGCAGACTCTTCATTCCATATAAACATGCCACCTTTGTTATCAAACCATACATCGCCTTCTCGATAGTCACCTTCAGGCTCATATTCACTGTAAATTATTTTTTGACCTAGTTGATTAACGATCACATGAGCAATTGTTTTATCTACAGAATTTTTAATATTTGTTTCTACAACTGATATTGTATTTTGTACGGATCCAGTAAAGTGTTCTAAGGCATCCCCGACGAAGATTTTGATATATCTATTGTTGAAACCATCATATTGATATTTTGTCATACGAATCAGCATATCCACATCGTGTTTTAAATACTTAAGGTTTAATTTATCTCCTAAAGCCACTTCAGTTTCATCTACAATATTCGTATCTAACTCAATCGTTCTTGATGGCTTATCGATGTTTTCAGTAGAAAATTTAAGTGTTAACCAATTTTTCAATTCTTGTTCTGTGCGTGTATCGTTATTTGTAAATTGTTGCTCGAATACAATTCCGCTATAAGCATTAATCAGTGGGCTATCTACCGTAGTTTTTATTCTTTTAGTTAGCTGTTTCCCATCTGGTCCGTCTTCAGTCCATTCAGACTTTCCGTGAACCCGAGTAACAATTCCCTGAACGGATTCTTTATCTACAAAATCAGTTATATTTTTCTTTTCGTATAGCAATGCATCTGTATCTTTACCAAGCCTACTAACCAACCGGATGTCATAACCATTAATGATTAATTCGCCACTCCATCGGTTTACGATTCTTTTAAAAACTTCTAAAGCATCGTATAACTGATTAGGATCTTCTTGTGCTTCAGTTTCATCTCTCACACTAAAATCATGAGTACTTAAAATATTAGAAGTGAAAGAGAATTTCGTACCTAGTAATAAATTATTTATAAACGTATTTAATACTGATTGACCACTTGAATTACTCAATTTAAAAGGTTTTACCAGCTTATTCCTTAAATCTGCATACAATAAAGGCCACGCTTCAAATTCAACGTAGCCTAGTCTTTTATTTACATCCATAATTCTAAATGGCTGCATCCCATCAGGAGTATGAGCTTTAATTATTTTATCTTTTTGAATTAACTTATACCGGTTATTTTCATCTAATGGATGTTTTCCAGTAATAAAAAATTCATCATTAATTGTTCTGTCTACAGTTACTTCATAAGCTTTTGGAAAAGGTTGGCCATTGTATATGAAGTCTGTAATTGTACTTTCATACAAATAAATCATAGCCAACTCCACCTTTCTGTTATTTCAACATTCGTAATCCCTGGACCTAAAGTGATGATTTGAGTGCTGTCTTCTGGCAACTCAAAAAAATCACCTCTCATGATGCTATTGATAGGCGAATTATATTGATCATATACATTTTGTTCTAACGGCTTACTCTCAATAATCAGTTTACTAATTAGTTCTTTTAAATAAACCGTTTGGCTTCCTATTTTTATAGACGTCTGAGTATTGCTGTTTCCATTTACGATGATTTTTGGATACATTGGCGCATTTGTGTGATTTTTGATTGCACTGCCGTTTGTGTAAATAATCTTTTTTTGATCTAATTCATAACCAAAAGGATTGGTTGTAAAAATAATTTCTATTCGATAACCAGCAATAGCATCAATAACACTGTGTCCTATTTCAACATCCAAAATTTCATAATAAACATCTGATTCATCTGCCGAAATAAGTTTCCCACTATCTTTTGCCCAAAGTTTAATTTGTCTCATTTCTTTTAATGAGGCGGTTGGACAATATAACGCATAACTTTTTGAAATTGGTGGCCAAGCGTTGATAGTTTCTTTTATGGCACCTGTTGAGTAATCTGTTTCAATGAGTTTGTTTTTCTTCTTAGGAAATTGGAACCCATCATTCTTTTCTACGAAAACAGGGAAAGGAAAATCAGCTGTTGATTTATCATTTACTTTTAAAGCGTTAGCCCCTATCAGCTTAACCACCTCCTTTCATGCTCATAATACTTCCACGCTTGTAATTGCGGTTCATTATGCTATCTACTTCTCCATAAATACTTCTTCCTACTTCTTTGCTGTCCATTTGGATTACTTGTCCTTGTGCTATTAATTGAATTAAACTTTGAAGCAATCCGTTGGTTTCGCTCATGTCCACGTTACCGCCACTGACGCTATTCAAAGCTTGCGTCCGTTGCCCTTGAGTTATCGGAGCTATACTTACTTTGCCTTGCGCGACTCGAAAAATCTCTGGACCCGCTTCACCGACTAAGCCTGAGTATCCGTCATAAGCATTTTGGATAGTTCCGCCAGTTGCAAATTTTGGAATCATATCCAAATATTGTTTCAACTGATCATTACTTCTAGCTGATGTTTTAAATGATTGTCTGCTTGGCCATACACGAGTACCTTTTGGTAAAGGATGCAATTCATCAGTTGATCCTGACACACCAAAATTACCTGAAGGGGTTAAATAAGGTTCGCGTTTTCCACCATCACCTAATTTGAAAGTTCCGTCATAAGGTGTTGCTGGTGTACCAGTTGCAAACCCTAACCAATCTCCTGCTTTTTTAAAGAAACCGGTAATTGTAAATGATTTATCTTTAGCAGCATTTTTTGCACTATCAATTTGCCCCTTAACTTTTGGTGCATTAGTATTAGCAGTAATATAAGGAGATTGAGTGTTTAATATTTTTGCAGCACTGGTAGTAGCATTTAGGTTCCCTTTAGTGTTATTTGAGTTATCTGTTACCGGAATATGTGGAGACTGACTATTCAATACTTTCGCTGCACCAGTTGTGGCATTTAGTTTCCCTTTTGTATTATCTGAATTATCAGTAACAGGAATGTAAGGTTTTTGACTATCTAATGTTTGTGCTGCTACTGTTGTATATTTTAGTTTTCCTTCTGTTACTGGCGCATCTGTATTCGTTGATATATATGGAGTTTTACCATTTAAAATATTGGCCGATGAAGACGTAACATTTATTTTACTTGTTGTATCAGGAGCATTAGTTGATGTGAGTATTTTTGAATATTTTAATTCGGGAACTTTATCTATTGCTTGTTTTGATTGTCCTGCCACTTCAGGAGCGTTAGAGGTAGCGGTAACCGTTGCATTTTTGGGAAGCCATTCGGTTCCATTCCATGTGTAATTTGCTTCCGCAGCTTTTAGCGCTTCTTCAGAAGAATTACTTGTGACAACCATTTCCTTTTCTGCGGGTGTTAATAAATTCCACAAGCCTGTTGCTTCCAACGCAATCTGTGCAGCACGTCCAGCGTTGGTAGAAATAATCATTTCTTTTTCGGTAGGACTCAAATTTTCCCAAACACCTGTATCAATTAGAGCTTGTTTTACAGTTTCAGGAGAATTGCTGTTCAAAATAGCCATCTGATCTTCGTACTTCATATTTTCCCAATCGTAATTGGCTTGTAAGAACGATGTGGCTGTTTGTCCTGCATTAGTTTCAACGTCTGCGAATTGAGTTGGAAAGTCCATTTCCCACCACATACCATTAGCCATCAACGCATCCATTATTTCTTCTTTGGCATTGGTATCTAATTCAGCGTTTTGCATGATAAATTGAAGGTTATTCCAACCTTCTTCAGATTGACTAGCCTCCGTGATGACTTCAGTTAAGTTTGTTTTAACTTCACCAGTCTTTTCGTCAAGGATCATGCCATTCCAAGTATCATTCGCTTTACGTACTTCTTCAGAAGCTTCTTCTGATGACTTAGCAATGTACTTATTTGATTGGTCCATTTTCTGGTTTGCCAAATCTAGTTGAGCTTGTATTTCATCGTAACTCAATCCCATATCAGAAAGGATTTTCTTTTGTGTTTCTAACGGAATATCTCCACGCTCTTGCCAGACTTTCAAATATTCCATACCGATTTCAGATAAGTCGGCTATTTCAGCAGCATTAAGTGCTGACATGGCATCATTGTATTCTGACCTGCCTAATACTCCGCTTGTTAGTTGTTCCTCAAGCAATTTAGCTTGTTCATCATAGCCGTCTTTTATAACTGTCGCTTCTTCGGCTAACATTTCTGTACGTTGTCTTAATTGCTCAGCGGAAAAAGTTCTCAAATCTTCTGCCATTACAGATTGCACATCACGTTGTTCTTCAGCACTAAGCTTAAGTGTCTCACTTCTAATTTCAGCTAATCTTGTGTGGTAATTTTCAATAACAACCAATTCAGCATCCGTTACTGATCTGTTTTCGGCAAGTGCATTTTCATAAATACCAGTGATAGCTGACTGAATTTTATCAACTTCAGCGATTAATTCAGTCTGTTCAGCCACCCCAGCAGTCATTGATTCAGCGACAATCTTCTTAACTGATTCAGGTAGTCCAGCTAAACCTTCTTCTGTTTCTGCAATAGTTGTTTGTATGTCTTTTTTGATACCTTCAGCCATACCACTATAAGCGTCAACTGCTCTTGTAGTACCTTCTTCAATGTTAAAAGCCATTAAATCAGTAGCCAGACCTGCTTCATCAGAAAGCTTTGTAAAACTATCAAGTGCTAGATCAGCTTCTTCACCGATGTCAGAACCCCATTGTTTGGTTCGTTCGCCGGCTTCATAAGCTCCTTCACCCCACAGCTTCCAAGCGCCATAACCAGCGCCTACCGCTAAAGTGATACCCGCTATCCAAGGCAACGCTGCTCCTAAAGCTAAAGTTAAACCACCAACACCACTTGTTCCACCTGCTCCGGCTGCGGCTAAAGCTAAACCATCAACAGAACCTGCTGCAACTTTTGTAGCTCCACCAGCCAAAGACATTGCAGCTTTTGCGCCACCGATGGTTTTAGTTAGTCCTCCACCTAATTTTATTAAACTTCCAACACCTTGACCCATAGTTCCTATTACAGATAACACCGGACCAGCCGCTGCTGCTAAACCTATCCATTTCAAGATAGTTTGTTGCGTTTCGTCATCTAATTCATTGAACGATCCAACTAATTTCGTAACACCTTCCGCCAAATCTTTAATCGCAGGAGCTAATGCTTCCGTGATTTCAATTCCAGCAGTTTCTAAAGCGCCCATCATTTCATCAATCGTTCCAGCAAGATTATCTTGCATAGCTGTTGCCATTTTATCCGCTGATCCTGCTGAATTTTCAAAACTTTCAGATAAAGCATCTACTTTTTCAGGACCTGCATCCATAAGGACCATCATGCCATTCATGGCTTCTTGCCCAAACAAGGTAGCTAAAGCAGATGCTCTTTGCTCGTTCGTCATTCCGGCAAGTCCATCTTGCAGTTCTGAAACAATTCCTGACATAGGTTTTATTTTACCTTGTGCATCAAACATTTCTATGCCAAGGTCAGCCATTAAGTCAGAAGCTTTGCTAGTCGGTTTGGCTAATCTAGTTAAAGCCCCGCGTAAAGTAGTTCCAGCCATAGATCCTTTTATTCCTGCATCTGACATTATTCCAATTGCAGCAGCGGTGTCTTCTAGACTTAAACCCAAGTTTGCAGCTGGAGGAGCTGCATATTTTAACGCCTCAGCCATATCAGCCGTTTCGGCGTTTGTATCCGCGGCAGCTTTTGCAAAGACATCTGCCACATGCGCGGTGTCACTTGCTTCTAATCCAAACGCATTAACAGCCGTTGCAGCCGCTTCAGAAGCTAAAGCTACATCTCCACCACTAACTGCGGCTAAGTCAAGAACTCCTGCCATAGAACTCATAATTTCAGTTGTTTTGAACCCAGCTGAAGCCATAAGTTCTTGTGCTTGAGCAACTTCTGTAGCACTAAAAGCTGTACTAGCGCCAAGATCTTTTGATTGTTGCGTTAGTTTTCCTAATTCATCACCAGTAGCACCAGATATCGCGCCTACACGACTCATTTGTTGTTCAAACTTTATTCCAGCCATTAATGCAGCAGTTCCCATAGCCACTAAAGGCAACGTAACACCAGCAGTTAAAGTACTACCCGCTGATTGCAAACCGCTAGAGAAGCTTTTTACCTTATCCCCCGCGGCGGTCAATTTAGCAGATACATCTGCTAGATGCCCACCATTCTTAATGTATTCCGTATTCAACTGTTGCATTTCATTAGACAATTGACCCATACTTATTTTTGCAGCATTGATTTTACCAGGCATCTTATCCAATTCTTTTGTATATTGCGACTGATCTTTTTCGAGTTTGTTTATGTTTGTAGAAAGTTCTTTTGTTTCAGCTTTAGACTCTTGCCAAGCTTGTTTTGCCTTTTTTGTCTCAGCTGCGTTTGAAGTTGTTGATTTGCTTAAACTGCGATATTCTTTTTCTAATCGATTCGTTTCTTTTTGTGAAGCAGATAATGCACTGGAAGTATCTTTAATTTCACGCTCAACTAAATCAAGAGACGTGGTGAATTCCTTTTGTGCGCTTGATAAACTTTTCAACTTATTTTTTTGGACGTCATATTCACGATCCAAGCTTTTTAATTGTGTTTGAAATTTATCAGCTGATGAAGCACCTTCACCAAGTTCTAGCATAGCTATTTTAGTTTCTTGCGACATCAACCGGGCTTCTCGTCCAGCAGAACGCAAGTCGTCTTTATACTGGTTAACACCTTCAGCGGTTAACCGGACGCCCATTTTTCTTAATTCTGCCATTCATTCACCCCTTTCTATAAAAAGTCCACACCACGAGTTTCGTCAGGTGTGTCATCTCTCGATTCTTTTTCTTTCTTAAAGAGCATATTAAGCATTGTAGATACACCAACAACATCATGTTCAAATAGAAATTCGTCACGCGACATACTAAAATATTTTCTGCACATCGTATAAAGAAAATCCCAATCAACATCTAGCGTGCCTTGCGTTTTACTTCCGCCTCCGCTGCTTTTTCCTTCACGTCTGCCTGAAAGGCAATATCGAAAAAATCGTTATAGAACTTAACCACACTTCTAGGATCCGTGTTTTCCATCACTTCTTCATAAGATACATCTAAGCCGTTGGATTTCATTACAGCAGTGGCAAATTTAGCCATCGCCGCATTGCTTCCGTTTTGTAATTCTTTATCGAATTCCGCTTGATTCATTCCAAATAAACTATCCATGTAAATCCAAACTGCATTATTGACTTTGTAATCTTTTTCTTCACCCGTGATGTCTGATTTGAATGATTTCAATGTGTTTTTAAAAATATTACTCATTATTTTTTCCTCCTGTAAATTAAATTTAAAAAAAAGAGGCCTTAAAGGCCTCTTGCGTTTATCCCGCTGGAACTGTGCTAATACGACAAGCTTCTAATGTTAATTTGTCGTAAAATCCTACTTCCAGTAATTTGTTGCGATCATAAATTGCTGAAACGGCTGCCTTACGTAAATCCGCTTTGAAATAAATAGCATTATTAATGTCATCTTCTGATTCTGATACAGCTGGTTGGTAGACTAAAGCATTCCCTACAACGTTGTAAGCCGTAATTTGAGCTTCTTTACTATCCGTTTCTGATTGCGGATTTAATCCGACTGGTTCCAATTGGCATTTAGGCACATTAATAACAACTTCCCGGCCATTTTCATCCGTCATTGGAAAAGCAAAACGGAAGAATTTACGAATTGGATTTGAATTATATCCATAAATACCTTCTGCTAATTTAACAGCCCCTGTTGCCCACTCTGCAAATCCATCAGGCAAGTACGCAGCATTTAATGTAATCTTTAAGTCGGAAATTTTACCTAAATCAGAATGCTTTTTGTTTGATAAAAATAGCGGACTTGATTCATAAGTCATTTCTGTTTCTGCAGATTGAAGTGAAGGTACAACCTCTGTTCCAATTTCATCATCATAGATTGGTGCAACTGTTTCTGTTTCTTCTGTGATCATTCGTTGGAAATAGCCATCCCCTAAACCTGTCATTAATGTTTGTTTAACTGTTTGTACCATTGTATTTTCTCCTCTCAAATTAAATAGCCGATGATTAGTTAATCACCGACTACATTTTTCCTTATCATTTCTAAAATTTCGTTTTCTTCTTGATCTGCTGCTGGCCTTAAGTGTGGTCTGGCTGGATCTTTATATGTTCCAATTTCTTGGAAAAACAAATGTAGGTTTGGACGTGGAGCCCAACCAATCAGACGATCATTTTTTTCTACTTCGTAAATTATTCCATTCACACCAGCACCTGTTTTGTTTAACCCTTTAGCTGTTGCAATATGTTTTGCTGTTTTTACAATCTTTTCTGCACCATCGTTCAATGATTTTGGCAATCTATTAAGACTTAGAATGGCTTCGTCTATATCTTTAAAAGCAGCATCATCGTTACCAATCAATTCGCCTTTAAACTTCATCAAATCACCTCGATTAAATAATCAAAATATCCTAGTTCTGTATCAGGCTCAATATCATTAATTTCCATCCAATCAGTAGTTACCAACCCAACATCTTCAAGAGCAGATTCAATTAGTAATAAATTGCTATCCGTTTCTACATCCAAGGCCTTATCTGAGTAATACATTAATTGATACCGAACTTTTCTAGTATGTTTTTTATCACTCAGTCTAGTAGAGGTATTGGAGACAAATGAATAGACTATTTTTGGTAATTGGTTTGAGGTAGATTGAGAGTATGAGATGTTGAATCCAAGATTTTCGATGGTGTCAAAAATTAATTTTTTCTTACTCATGGATCAACCTCCACCAAACTAATCTCAGTTTCATCATTTTTATAATTGTAGAAACTTCTAAAAATTTCAAATTGCCTTGTATCAATGAAAGCTCGCCACTCTGAATCGATTTCTTGATTACCACAAACACCTATTTTTTTTGTTAGTTCTTGGTCAATAGTTTTTGCATCAATAATTTCTTGACTGGTAACACCAAGAGTTCTCCACCAATATTTGAGTTTAGTTTCAAAGGTGTATTTACCTGGTAAAGGAGTCCCGTATTCATCTTTTTTTGGCACTTTTGATTTGAATTCGACTATTCCATCGTTATAGACTATCTCAACTAATTCATTCTCCTTCAGAAATCGCATCATCAGGTGGCACCTCCATCAAAGAAAAGCCAAAACTTTGAATTTGTGTCTCGAAATTTCTATAAAAATATTCACTTGCTCCGGCACGCATATAGCGAACATAATCGAAAACAAGTTGCTTACCTTCGTCGTTATCTAAATCAAACGACCCACACCATCTTTTTAAAGTGGAATGAGCCGTCTTAGATAGAGCTTTTAAATTATTGTCATCATCATCTGTTAAGACATGTAAATAATCTTTCATTTCTTTCAAAACAAGAGGTTTCATTTAGCACACCCCTATTTTTTATCTTCTGAATTTTCTTTGTCAAGACGAGTCATGACTTTTTCAATATCCTTGTGTTCTTTTTTGATATTAGCTTCAAGTTCTTCAGCGCGCTTGACCTTCATTTCGAACTCTTCATCTTTTTCGAATTCTTTATTTTCCTCGATACCTCTGAATTTAATATCTGCTTTAAATTTAGCCATTAGTTATCATCCTTTCTTATCCTGCTGGAACAGTTTCTGTTGGAATTGCAATGTCATATACTTTTGCAGCATCATTACTTGCTGGTTGTCCGTTGCCTAAAAGGTCAACTGCATAAAGAGTTGCACGTTTTACAGCGAATGTTTCTTTATATACATATACTTTTTCAGCACGAGATTGAGTTGCATCGTATTGACCGTCAACAAAGGCAATCAATTTATTTGCCGGAACTTCTAAAGATTCCACGATGTTATCTTGAGAAATAAACGGAAGGTTGCTTACAAAAGCGCCGTTTGAATTTTGAGTAGTCACACGAGCCAGAATATCGTAGTAATTTACTGGATTTACAATTAAATGAACTTTCCCGGCTACTTTACGATATTTCTTTTTACCAGCATCATCCTTACCAATTTTTTGAGTGTATTCTGAAGCTGTTTTTAATACTGCTGCTAATTCTTTGACCATGGTTGGTGCATCTGCAAATGTTAATGTACCTGCAGAAGTTTTATCTGGATAAACTCCGCCAACTACAGAACCGTCTAAATCTTTCAACAATCCAATAGGAGATTCATTTCCGTCACCAGAAACGATGGCTGCTTCCCAAGCTTCAGCAATTGCTTCTTGAAGACATAAGCGAACAAAACGATCTACCCAACGTGGTCCAAGATCTAAAGTGTCATTTGAAATTAGGAAATAAGCTGTCAAAGCAAGTTGGGTAAATTCAGTTGCTCCAAATTCTGCATCTAATTGTCCTTCTAAGTCTTTGTGCAGACTTCCCCAAACTGCCACACCTTTGCGACGAGCGCGGATAACTTTTGTTTTAGCAGTTGATGGAGAAAAAGAAATCATTTTTAACAATGGACGGTCTTCTTGAATGTCGTCAAAGACACGTTCTAAAATAGTTTCTGGCCAAACTTCATCCTTTTGGAATCCACCGGCTTTTGTTACTTCGTTATAAAAATGATTTTCTTCAGCAGTCAGAACGTGAATACCACGCGCTTGTAAAATATGGTTGTCATTTACATTTTTTAGTTCTTCGTATTCATCACGAACCTGTTTCCCAGCGTCCTCAGCAATTGCAGTAACGTATAATTCTAAAGCATTATTTACTTGTTCAGGTGTTACATCTTCTTTTGCAGAAACGTTGTTAAAAGCTAAGCGAGCATCCGCAGTTTTGTCTGTAATTTTTAATGGCATATTATTGTTCCCCTTTTCTCAACTTATTTAAAAGTGATTTCTGTTTTGGTTTTTCGTTTTTTGATTCGTTTGGTTTTTTAACACTATCTTTTTTGCTAGTAGCTTTCGCACTATATTGGACCATGGCTTGTGCTACTGATTGATTAATCATTGCAGCGATGTCAATTTGATCGGTAATGTTCTCAGATTTTTCTTTCACTTTATTTGCAAAACCATACTTAACAGTTTCTTCAGCAGTGAACCATTTTTCCTCTTCCATCCAGTCGTTCAACTGTTCATTTGATTGACCTGTTTTTTCTGTATAGATGGCGATAATGGAGTCGTCAATAGTTTCTAAAGCATTCAACGTTTTCTTCAAATCTGCTTTATTTCCCCAAGCAAAAGAGCTTGCTTCGTGAATCATGAATGATGTTCCTGTGTTCATGATGGCTTCATCTGCACCAGCTACAACAAATGTGGCGGCACTTGCTGCGGTTCCTGTTACTTCAACTGTGATGTGGCTTGAATGATTCTTTAAATAGTTGTAAATTTCAATCCCTTGAAATACATCGCCACCAGTTGAATTTAAATAAATAACAATATCATCTGTGACCCCATCTAATGAATCACTCACTAGTTCTGCATCAATTGATTTATCATCATCCCAGTACCGCTGCCGAATAGTTCCGCTTAAAGTGAGTATGTGTTTCCCGTCTTTCGATTCATTTGTAAATTCAAACGGGACATTTTTAATTTTCGGCATTTTCTTTCTCACCCCCTCTCATATCTAATGCTTCCATGTTTTTGGTTAAATAATGTTGCATCATTTCTGGAAGTCCGGTTCGTTCTTTTCCTAGCATTTCCAGTACATCATCCGGTGTAAACACGGCACTACCAACCAATTTCTCAATATCCTTAGCCATCTCAAACTCGTTGTTATACGTCAATGGAGTGACGTTGGCAACCAAGTCCGCTTCGTAATCACGTCCAAAATACTTCTTGCTGATTTCAGTTGTGATAATTTCAAATAGAGGACGAATCGCATATTTGACTGCATTCTTTTCATGCTGCTCGACATCTGCTAGATCTCCAGTAAATAAAAGAGGTGACAACTGCAATGCATTTGCCACCTTTGCTATATAAATATTCTCCATTTTCTGCAACTCATCAACTGAGCGTCCTAAATAATTGTCTGTTTTTTCTTCTAAATCGTAGGAATCATTTCTGGTTGAAACGACAACGGAATTATTTTTTAATGCTTCAGACAAACTGCTTAGATAAGCTTTAAATTTTTTCTCTTCTTCACCTTTTTTATTAGGGTCCGAGAATCCCTTAAACTTGGCATAAATCCTTAGTTGACCTTGCCTCATCTGAACAGACAGTAATTGACTGAATAAATCTACATATGATTTATCCAACTCTTTTAATAATTTACTTAGCTTTGAATTATGGTATTTGAAGTGATAAACCTCGCTAGCAATATACGTTTTTTTCAATCCCAAGCCATCAACGAAAATATTGCTGTATGTTTTTTCAGCTAGCACCTTGTCATCGACAGAAAACCCGTCCGCTACATACCACTTGTCGTTCAACTGGACCACTAAGACTTCGCCGTCCAGAATCATCGTTCGTAACAACTTCGTTCGGAAATCTTTTGCGTTTTCATTTGCGTTTGGCGCAACGTTCAAAATGTAGGACAGCTCTTTGTCTTTAGTTCGAAAATCCACTAAGTTTGCACTTGCAGTAATCCGCCCCAAAACTGTATCTAAAGCAGATTGCTTTAAATGTACTTTTTCATAATCATCAACCAAGATTTCCCAGTCACTTGGAGAGTATCCGGTCAATAAATTCTTTAAATAATTAAATACACCAATCATAATCACCACCTTTCAATAATTTTGGGTATAAAAATAGCCACCGCTTAAAGTGACTTAGAAAATAAATTCTGATTCTACTATTTTAGTAGGTGTTTTTACTGACATACTAAAACATGCAGCTTCTTCTTTTGTAAGACAAGATTTAATAATATTTCCGTTGAAAACCTCAACTACTGCATAACCTTTATGAAAATCGTTTTCGGTATTTTTAATAGAGTTTGAAAAATTAACTTCTTTTAATATGGCGTTGTTTTCTAGGTATTCATTGACTTCTAAAATGGCATCATTAAGATTTTTGATGGTCCATCCTTTTTCAGCAACAAAAGCTAGGACTTTTTGATTAAATTCTTTTTTGTCTGATTCTGATACAATTCTTTTTGCTTCCATTTTTATTCCTCCTAAAATATAAATTGCTGGCTAGTAACTCACTAGCTGAGAGATGTAGGATCACTTCCTTTCTTATCCGGAACTTCTATTGGTTTAACTTCATCTGGAGATTTCTTTTGCACTTCATGACCAATCTGGCACAAATTAAGCAGAAACTGTTTTAAAATATCATCCAATTTAAACACTCCCTTTTTAGAAAATCCAAGTATCATCATAATCGAAGCTTTGAGTATTTATCTCAGGGAATACTTTCAAACTGGTATGCAGCGCATGAATGAAAGCCATGAACCCATCTGTTTTTCTTTTTATTTCTTCTTTTTTCTCAAAGCGCATATTGCCATCTTTATCACGTCTCACATAAACGTTATTTGTGTACCAGTTCATCATCGTTGGAGTTCCAAATACTAATGATCGTTGAGCAAATAACGATTCAATCGTAGTTCCTATAGTTGCCTGCACACCAGGAGAACGACGAATGGTTTCGACATTAAATCCGCCGCGTTCTAAAACAGGCTTCAATGTTGATGCACGATAATTATCAATTACAATCGTGTCGAACTCATGATGTTTTCTTTGTTCCAGGAACCAATTCAATACTTGCTCCTCAGTGATGGAATCACCGTCTATTATGGTTAGCAGTCCTTCTCTTTCCCACTGTTCAATCGGAGCGGGAATGGCTTCGGTTTCTAGGAATTTCTTAAACACAAATGTATGAGATTTCCATATATATTCTTCATTTCGTTTAAACAATAATCCCATCGCCGTAAAGTCCTTAACGCTTGAAAAGTCGACACTACCAATAGCGGGTAGTCCGTTTAGATCACCATATTCACGATTTGTAGCTTTCATTTCTTCTTTGCTGGCAACGTTTGAAACCATTTTGACATCCTGGATGTTCATTCGCTTAACTAGCCATTTAGCTTTGTCACCCACGCCGTTTTTCAATCGATTCCATTGTTTCAAAACTCGATTAAATAATTTTCTAGCATACGGAGACATTGGCTCACAAAACATTGGATTGGCTTTTTCCCAGTTTTCAGGATTCTCTACTTCAGAAGTTTCATCCAAGGTACAAATAAATGGGAACATCGCGTCAGTTAATTCATCGCTCATTAAAATAAGTCTTGAGCGTTCTATTAATTGGTCATAAACACCATCGCGGACAAACCCATTTGTACCAACAAAAAAAGTACGACCATACGGAACTTTTCCAAGTCCACTGGTCTGTACTTCGATAATGTCATTTGTCATATACCCATGGACTTCATCAAAAAACAAAGCACCATCGGCGAATGAATCTTTTGTATCTGCATTACTTGTCCGTGTTACTAACACACTGTCTGTATCTAAACCAATAATTTCTTCTTGAGTCTTTTTGAAGTACCCTTCTTCTTCTAATGCTGAATTTTTCTTTAGCATGGTGTGAACTTCTTTGAATGATTTTTGCGCTTGATCTAAACTATTCGCGGTAATCGCTACGTTATACTCTGCGACGCCGTGAAGCTCACTAATGAAATAAGCACTTAGTCCAGATATTAATCCATTCTTTCCTCCACCACGAGCAAGTGTCCAAAAGAATTCGTCGAATACCACTTCATCAAATTCAAAATCAAATAGAAAAATAAATGCAATTAAAAATTTTTGAAAGGGTTCAAGTTTGAAAAAATATTTTTCAATGAAAGAAATACAATTTTCAATTTGTTCTTCATCAAAATAGAAATTTTCGTGAGGCAATACTACTCTTTTTATCCAGTTTAATAAATCTATGCGATCACGATTGAGTTTAATCGCACCTGTTTCATAAAGATCAATATATTCGTCTACATATTTTTGATTAAGCATCAATCAACGGTTTTCTTTCCGGTTTTGAATTTGATTTTGAGGGTGTCTTCTTCATGAGTGAATACTCAATCGTTTTCAATTCCTTCTCAATTTCTCTCATTTCTTTTAAAGCAAAGTGTGGTTTTGCATACTTTTGATGCTGATTTTCAACCGAATCCACCACACCTTGTTTATTAATCAACGTTTGTAATTTTCTGTGATTTTTAGTTAGTTGGATATAGCGATAAACCTTGTTCACATCTAGTAAATTTGATTCATTCACTAACCCCAACATATATTTTTCTAATTGAGAAATTGGAATCTGTTTCACCCATAACACCCCCCTCGCGAATATTTTTTACTCTTTATTTCCAGAGCCGTCTACCATCCCGCTGAAGAAGGAAATAAAAATTCCCAAAACTTTTGACGGGGGCATCTCAGTTAGAAAAAATAATTTTTTAAATTTAATTTACCACCATTCATCATTGAACTTAGCAACTTTTAATCCATGAATGATGTTATGGTTCGCATGACTAACGGTGATTAGGTTGCTGTCATCCATTGATAACTCAGGGAAGTATTCAAGTGGTTTGATGTGATGAACGATTAACTTATCAGTTGACACTTGACCTATTGACTTAGTCACTTGACATTCATTGTTGTCTCGTTTTAATATCGCCTTGCGTTTGTTCCTCCAAGTTTGGTTCTGATAGAATGCATTACGTGCTGCCTTACTTTCATACCTGGTATTACTTGTCTTGAGCTTTGCTTCTCTAATCAAATCATCTAACAACAATAAAGAAACACCTCGAATCATTACCACAAAAAGAGCAGCCACATTTAAGTAGCTGCTCTTTCGTCGATTTCTTATGTTATTAATATAAACTGTTTAAAGCTAGTTTTGAAGACTATAAGGATGTGTCTTTAATATTACCCTTAATGACTCGCTTCTTCTTAGATACTACCTTAACAGGTCGTACAAGATGTTCGGCTATCCTATCTTTCAACAGATACTTCTTCATTGCTTCTTCATATTCGCCAATGAAGTCTAACCGCCTTTTCAATTCAGCGTGTTTTAATTTGATATGACCATAAGAGTAATTCAATTCTTCAGCAACGGATTCAAGAGTCTTACCTTCGACATACTTCTTTTTAAGTATCTGACTTTCAATTCCTTTAAAAGTATTAATCAACACAACTAATGATTCTTGCATTTCAATCTTATCATTGAGTAATTCTTCTAGCTTATCAATGCTGATTTCTACTTGTGAACCTTTAGAATCTCTTTCAAGAAAAACTCTTGATAGATCTCCATCTTCCCACCTACTAAGTTCTAACTTAGTCTTTCGTATATTCCATCTTAAGTAGGCTATCTCTTCGTCTAACTCTTGATAATCTTTCAGCCACTGGAATTTTATGATGATCACCTACCTCTACTTATTGTTCTGTTAAAACGGTAAATCATCATCAGAGATATCGACTGGAGTACCGCTCTTATCAAATGGGTCACTATTGTAATACTGGTCGCTATTCTGATTGCTAGATTGATTTGAATTGTGTTGTTGAGTATTTGTCTGCTGATAGTCTCCATTTGATTGTACGTTGTTTTTAGAGCCAATAAACGTTATGCCATCAACTATGAATTCATCACGATAAACCATCTTGCCGTCTTTTTCGTGATTGTTATTTTGAGGATGTCCTTCGAATGCGATTTGAGAACCTTTATAGAAATTATCTCTAATGAGTTCTGCAGTTTTGTTGAAAGCTTTGCAGTTGAACCAATCCGTTTCATATTCATTTGTTTGCTTATTTTTGTATTTCCTTTTAACAGCAATGCTGAAGCTGGCCATTGTTCCAGCTTCATTGATTTGTGGATCTCTTCCTAGTGTTCCAATAATGTTTAATGAATTCATTTACCAAACCATCCTTTCACCTTAGCTTTTGCTTTCTGCCATTTGCTAGGTTCATAAAATATTGGTTCTTCAGGACCTTCAGAAAAATCAGCTTTGCTAAAAAAATCAATTTCTGCAGTGCTCAACTTATTAGTATTTAATCTCATAAAATCAATTTGTGGTTCTGATTCAACTTCTAGTTCTTCAATAATGTCGTTAACTACTTTTTTAAGTGGTTTCCAAAAGAACTTGATGAAATACTTTCTTTCAAAATAAGTTAGTGATTGTTCAGCTCCAACTTTATTTATAATACGTTTGACCACTTTTCTTTTTATCCGCTTTTTCATTCCGCATCCCTCACTCTTTCAAGTAATTTAATTTGATAATATACGTCCGTTTCTTCTTCAGTATTAAATAATCTAATAGCATCTGCTTTACTTCTGTAAAGACTAGCGATTGCTAAATCAATATTTTTCCGAACATCTAAGCCATGTTGAGCAATTGAATTAACTCTCCTACGTTCGCTGATTGTAATTAAATCTGGACGTTTAACTCTTATTGATTTCATAAAAGCTTTATCATTAGCTAAGTTGCTGTACTTTTCAGGATCTCTTACATCCGTAAATAGTTCGTTTCGCTCTATCCCAATCCATCGTCTTCTAGTTCTTTCGCTCATACTATCCCTCGAATTCTTTGTTGGATTTTGCCTTTCTCTGCCTGGTCCATAACAAGTAAAGCAACGTCCAGGATCTTGCAATTCAAGACCCCAGCAATTTGATAGCTGCTTTTATTTTCATTCCACATTTCAACAAACGTCTTAACTTCTTCTTCATCCCAAATGTACTTAGCATTTTCCAAAATCAAAACTTTTCTTGTCATTTTTTATATTCAACCCACGCTGCTGCAAAAGGAGCAAAATACTGTCTAGCTTTGTCCAGGTCATTTACAATTGCAGTTTCTTTTGTTTCCATTTCTTCAGCAATTTCTTCATAGTTCATACCATCATCTAAATATTCCAGGATGGTTCTTGGATTCAATTCAACGTTCGTTGGCATAACAAATGAAGAAGCCTCTTTGATAAATTTGTCAACATCATCCATTTCAACAATGAAGTTTTTGATTACTTTGTTATCGATACCGTCAATAGAAGTTTGTTCTTCTTTTACTTTGACTACAATTCCATCACCGTTAACCATATATTTGAAATAAGGTGTGTCATTGACTGAATCATAAGGGATGCTGTAGCTGACTACTGAAGGTTGAATAACCACGTTCACCGCTTCACCAATTAGTTGATTGATGCTTTCGAACTTACCATCTAGTGATCCATTTTCGATTGAAAGAACAATTTCTTGTTTGCCGCCTTTGTTCATTTTTACCGCTTTAATAGTTGGTCTGAATTCTACTGTTTTTGTCATTTTATTTTTCCTCCAATTTTTTCTAATTTATTTTTGTTTATCAAATGAACCCATTTTTCAGCTGCTTCTTTAACTTCAGGAGTTGCGCTTTCGTTGTGTTTACCCCTTATTTGAGCAATTTTTTTGTTTTTAAATTCCATGGTATAGAAAGGATCAGTAATAGCTTCTTTTTTTCTGATAAAGACAATAGTAGTTTCACCTTCAGCATGTCCGTCTATATACTGACTGCCTCCAACGCAATGATGTAAAACTTGTCCTTCTTTAACTAAATCATCTGCAGTTTTCGGAAGAATAAATGAATAATCACCAAACGTTGTCTCAACTTTTCCTAATGCTTCAGCACGAGCTTTATATCCTTTTCTAACTACTTCACGTTTCATAGAATTTAATACGCCTACCGCCTTGTCGTGTGCTTCATCAATGTTTTTTGGAAGTAATGTTGATTTTGTTAAAGGAACTTTTAAATCTACCAGCATAGAAATATAGTCTTCGTAATATCTAAAATAAGCTTCTTGTTTAATTAAGTAATTTTGAAATTTAACTATACCTATCCCTTTTGGCACAAGATGAAGATCGTTCACTGACAAATACTTTTCAACTCCTAAAATCATTTTTCCGCCACGTTCTTCAATTGCTTCTTTCAATCTGACGTCTTCTAGCCCTCTAGATGAATTGCTTAGAAACTGCTTGTGTTTCTTTAACCAATTTTTAGTTATTACTCGCATATCAATATTAGCTCTATGCTCTCCAATATCTATCGCTAGTTTATTAGCTTTTATTCTTTGAGCAAATTCGATTTCTTTTCGATATTTGTAAATCGTTTTAATGTATTCAGTATCCAAATGCCATAATTCTATATATCTGAGTTCTGATATTTTAGATAGCCTGTCTTCCCATTCGTTAGAGTATAAATCGGGCCAGTCATAATTAAACATTCCGGTAGTAGCGACGAATCCGAATTTATAACAAGAATAGTTGTTGCTAACTTTAATGTGTTTATCTTCGCTAAATCGCTCCAAGTTAACGAGTCGATGATCAAAATGCTGTTTTCCATCTACAAACTCAGATGAAATAATATAGGTCTGTATTTCAATTCTTTTACTTGTAGATAAAACAATCATGAAAGTTTTCTTTTTATCAAAGAAAGTTAGGTTGGAGTTTTTAGCTAATCTTTTTTTAGTCACATAACAATGTTTTCTCTCGGAAGCAATAATTGTTTCGTTCTTGTTAGACCATTCGTAAGTAGGCAGATTGTAATAACACCATTCAAAAAAAGCTTTTGGTGGATTTAATTGATTGTCAAAATAATATTTAGGTTCTCTATTTTTCATAGCATATCCAGCAAACTTAATTGTTCCCCTTCTACATTAGATTTTTTGGGTTCCGGTTTATTTTCATTTTTCTTTTTGGGAGATTTTTTAACTGGAGTAACTTTTGCAGAAACTGTTTTATTTATTTCAGGGGCCTTATCAGAGATAAAATAAGCATTTACCCACGAAAAAACAGTTTGATTATCAACCATAGCTGTGTTACCAGATTTTTGTTTATAAGCTTGTGACACACAATACTCCATAGCTCCTTTAACGGATCTTTCTTTTTTTAAAACACCTTCAAGTAGCTTTTCATCGTCTTGGTCACATAACCAGTTATGAATTACATCTTCAGCGCTGGAGTGTTTCTCGTTCATTTCTTTAAGCATTTTAGTGAGCGCCAGTTGTTTAATTTCTTCCATTATCTAAACCACCTTTCTTAAAACAAAGATTCTTGTATTTCTCCTAAAGTCCTAACAGTGATTTCAATCCTCGGTCTACTCGAGTAAAACTTCCTAGCAATCAAATCAACTATCTGGCCATCATCTTTCCAAATGATTCCTTTCATTGCATCTAATGGACCTTTTGCATAATTATCCGCATCTGGTTTTGTTATCGGTCTTAGTTGACCAAGTTCAGCAAGTTCCATATTCTTTCTGCTAAATGATTTGAGACACTCTTTAAAGATAAGTATTTCAACCTCTAACTCGCCCTTTAACAATTGCTTAGGCTTATGTTGCATGGCGTGATAAGCAACTATCTTCTTATAATCCACGCTCTTCTTAGGATCGTATGCTCTTGCGTGACCACCAATAGTAGTGAATTTAGGCCTACCTTGCGCTACTGGTTGTCCAGGTACAGTAAATTTGATTTTCAATGTGCTTAATCCTTTCCAAATGATTGTATTTTTTCAAGTCGTTCCATGAATTCAGCTTTTTCCTCTTCACTCATTGGCGTTTCTGTTGTATCAGGATTCAATATATTTTCTGGAATTGTTTCTTTTCTAGTAGGAGGTTTACTATATTGTTTTTTATTATTAGGCTTACTATCGTTCAATGCTTGAATTCGCATCTGATCATATTTATCTCTAAGCTTTTTGCCCGATAATATAATTCCACTCCAGAAATCATGTGATTGACACCAATGAATCATGTTGGTGACTTGTTCTGGTTTTCTACCATCTAACTCAATCATCTTTCTAATATCATCCGACCACGTTTGTAAATTAGGTGGTCTTGCTTCTGAATTATTGTTTTGTATTTCTTTAAAAAGAGATGATGCTAATTGATAATGAATGGAATTCTCGTCGTAGGTCCGCTTTGCGGATTGTCGACTATTATCTTTATTCTTACCATTCTTAACCTTCTTCTCTTTCTTTACATACTTCTTATTGTTCTCTCGCTGTTCTTTTGGTGTTTCGTTGGTGTTCTCTTGCCGTTCCAACGCTGTACCATGTTCTTTTTTATAGTTGTCTAAAACCTGATACCTATCGTAATTAACGACTGTAAAGAGTGTTCCAAGTTCGGTCTCTTCGATTTTCAGTCGCTCTTCCTCGACTAATTTTGAAATTTTTCGTTTTAAAGTAGACAAAGAGTATTTTTTAACTGTTCTGTTCTCTAAATATTCAAGATCCCTTTGTAAATTTCGGTAACTTCTGAGGTATTGACCTCTCTTGATATGAACAGAACTTTTTCTTACACCCTCCTCTTTGAAAACAGCATTACCAAGAATAAACAGGAATATTCTAAACTTTTGAACATCATCCCATATACTGTTTTCGAATATATCTCTGCTTACTATGAATGCTCCTTTCATATAATCACCTTCCTATGCAATGAATACCGGAACACCAGTTAACTCCTGCACTTCTCTTTTAAATAATTCTTCATCACTATTTGAATCTGATAAGTGGAGCAACCATACTTCTTGCAGTTGATCACTCGCATTTACTTTTATAAATTCTTTTGAGTTATCAAATTCAAAGTGACTTGTTAAAATTCGATTCTTTAAAAATGGCTCTATTTCAAGAGCTGCTGCTTTTTCTCGAATGATTTCCATTGAGTAATTTGCTTCAATCATCATGTGAGTAATTCCTTTGAATTTGTATTTCACGTAATAGGTATCAGTTACGAACAATAGTTGTTCGCCTAATTTGTTCTTAAAAAGAAATCCAGTAGGTTCTGCAGCATCATGATTCACATCAAATGAAGTGACTGACCAGGAACCAATTTGTACGCTTTTGCCTATTTCAAGTACTGTTGCTCGATGATTCGGTACGTTTAATGCCTTTAAAGTTCCTTTTGAAGCGAAAAGTTCAATTGAAGTGGTAGCTAATACTTTCTTGATTTCTTTTGAATGATCGCCATGCTCATGACTAATACACATTCCGGCCACTCTTCTAAAATCAAACATCATTTTTTGTTTAACCAGTTCTAATTTGATACCACATTCAATTAATATCTGAGAAATGCCATCATCAATTAGATAAGCATTCCCAGCACTTCCACTACCAAAAGATTTTATGTTAATCAAAATGGTGCGGGTTCAGTTGGAGCTTCATTATCTTCTTGAACTGGTAAGGCGTTTTCTCCTTTAAGTTCTCCAGTTTCAACATCATAGTTTGGAACATCTGGTTCAATTGGTTCAGAACTAAACTCAATTGTATTGGCAGTTTCAGTGACATCTTTACGCATAGACTTAATATTTTCATCAGTAGCATCTTCATAATTCAAAGCTACATAAGCATTTTCAAAGTTCTTAGGATATTTTTTTGTAAGGTTATTTCTCATTTTGCGGACAATCATAGACTCACGACTTTGCGGTTCTTTCCAAGCTGGACTAATATATTTACTTAAATCATCAATTATTAAAAGGTCTTCTAAAGATTTGTCTTTCATCAAAGATTTAACCTCTTTTTTCTTTTCATCAATCTGTTTCTTTTGTTCTGGAGTAGCATCGTATTTTGATTTAGCAATCCCAAACGTTTCCGTCATCAGATTATTACTAATGTGTGCAGATAAATTTCTAACAACATCATCACGTTCAGCAATTAAGTATTCAACTGAACCATCTGTTTTTGAAACCGGATAAACAATTCGTACTACTTTACCTTTACCGGTTGGTTCCCATTCTGGAGGAGTCGTTTCAAGCCCCTTCATTTTCGGATAATTGAATCCATCATGTTCTCTAACTTCCCAGAACTTATGAACTTGTTTAACACCACGTCCGAATCTTGAAAGTATGGCATCATTTCCATCCCCTTCAATACCCAATTCAAGAAGCGTTATCCAAGCATTTCCCGCTTTCTTTTTGCGAGTCATGAAGTAAACTTCTCTTGGTGTTGCTGTTGCGTTCAATTGGAGTGAAGCAACTTGTAGAAGTATTTGTGTTAATGTTTGTTGGTCCACATTGCTAATGGTCATATTTGATTGTTCTAAAGTGTTATTGATTTCTGCCAAAGCATTCATAACACATTGCTTTTGATAATCACTCATGTTCACACCATTACCTTGAAGTTGATCAGTTATCATTGGTAAATAAGTGTCATTCACCTTTGCTAATTTAGTTTTGAAACCTTCTGTTTTTGCTATTTCATTTGTCATGTTATTTTTCCTTCTTTCTATTTATAGTTTTATTTGAGATAATAGTTTAGGAAAAGGTGGTGATTTAATATGATAGCTTATACTGCACTTATTGCTTTAAAAAATGGTGAATTTATAACTGTAGAAAATTTTAAAGAAGTTAAATTTGGTACCGAATCAAATGTTGCTGATAAATTTAATGATTTCAGGTTACACTCGAATAGATCTTATTCTTTTGTAGGAGATAGCATTACCTGCCTGTTAGGAACTGATATTTTATATATTACTGTAAGTTAATATGCTCTTCACTGCTCCTCCTGTATCCTGCAGAGAGGAGTTTTTTATTACTTACGCTTGCACCTCCACCTTAAATACAGGATCACCACTAACAATCAATGAAATCATTTGTGCTTGTGTATCAATCAATTCATTTACTGATTCAGCATTGTCTACAAAGATTGGAGCCGATACTTGGTAATGATTTGATAGAGTGTTGATAATATCTAGACCAACATTGATACGTGCAGCGTTGTTTAAATTGGTACTGTATTCAGAACCACCATACGTTGCCTCGCACACTTCGTTGATTCCACCATTCTTTTGAATATCGAACAATTTAAAGTTGGCCATGCTAAATTTTGAGTTGATCTCTTTCTCCAGGAGTTGAACTTTACGTCTAGTAAATTCATCTGTTAGGAACTCTTGACGTTCTAACTCTTCATAAGTTGAAGCTAGATTACTATGTTCATCTTTCAATTCATTAATACGATTCAATTGTTTTTCTTTTTGACTGAATAAAGAAAGTTGCTTTCTAGCTTCATCAACTGCAGTAGAAACTTCACGAATAAGATTGTTGTACTTTTCTATTGAAGATTGTAAATTCGTTTGTTCGTTTATCATTAATATTGAAACGGCTTGAATTTCAGAAACTATTTTTTTACTTTCATCTGAATCTTCAAATTGGCCATGACGTTCTTTTGTCAATTCCAACTCTTCTTTAAATCTGTCTAATGAATCTTTAGCCATGTCGCGTTTAGAAATTAAAGAATGAAGATCGTTCGTTAATTGTTTTAATTCAGATTCAATAGTTCCGATTTTTAAAGCTGCTGCTTTACCATTCGCAAGAATCTTTTCAACATCTTCTGATTTCTTTTTGTTAAATGTGGTTTTCATTTGCTCAACTTGATCACCAGGTAAATCTTGGCCACACATTTGACAAGAAGATTTATGTTCATCAAACGTTTCTTCTTTTCTGGAATTGTAAGACTTCAACAAGTTTGTCTTAGAATCTTGTTCTCTTGTTAAATTTTGTTCAGTGTTAGAAATTTGAGACTCTTTTTCCCAAACCGCTTGGTTCTTTGCGTTTAAATCTATAGTCAATTTATTAATATCATTGATAAGATTTTCAGTTGATAATTGATTTGATTGAAAGAAACGCGATTTTTCTTCCGTTAGTTTCAAATCTAGTTGACCACGTTTGTTTTTCAATTCAGTGATTGCCCCACCGTTTTTCAATTCAGCAATTTTATTTTGTGCTTCTTCAATTTTGTTTTTATTGGAACCTACAAGAGCATTTAACTGATCCTGGTCAATGCCTTCAGTATTAGGTATGGCTTTTTCAGCTTCGTCAAACCGTGCTGTCATGCCATCAATAGAATTAGCGACTTCTTTTTTCTTAGCTGAAATGATTTTCTTTTGTTCTTCAACGCTGTGGCCATCAAGAACTTTAGTTAGTCCAGCAAGCTCTTCATTCTTTTTTATCACCTCTTCATCCGTCACGCCATCTACTAACTGAATCAATACTTCTCTTCGTTTGGTCCAATCAAGTGAATTGAACGCTGCTGGATTCGTTAGCAATTTAAACGTGTCTTCATCAATCAGTTCATCAATATATGACTTGAATTCTTTTGCTGTGCTACACGGTACCTGGTTAACGTAGAACTTTGTTTTATCTGATTTGCGTTCTTTCTCTGCACGGCCTTTGATTTTGGACCACACTTCTACAAGCTCACGTTTTAATAAAATACGTTGGCCATCTACTAGTAGTTCGGCTTCAACGATTGGTTCCTTACCTAAAATTTCATTGCGGTATTTATCGAATGGTTTTACTTTAAATTTTGACCTTTCAGCACTATCTTTGCCGAACATCAACCACAAGAAGCCATCGTACAAAGTTGTCTTTCCTATTGCGTTTCGTGCTGCTACATCTACATTGCTACCATCTAAAACTAGTTTGTAGTCTTTTATCCCTTTAAAGTTTTCATAACGGATCCAATCGATTTTAATATCTTTCAATTCGTCCACTCCTTATTTGTGATATAATTTTGGTATAAAAATACTTTGTTCAGTCACTGACTTTGCTTGCCGGCGGTCAGTGACTTTTTTGTGTTCCAAAACGTGTTGAAATTCCTTTTGCATATTTAGCTTGCTGCTGAATGTATCGTGCGTTTGGATCACCGTCACTTGCTAACCAGTCGGTAATTCGTTTATCGACATCTGTTAAAACGATTAATGCTATTTCACTAGGTACATTACTTAGTGCTTCCGTAATTTCAGTTGCATAATTAATTTCCATCACCTAACCTCCTTTCAGTCTTTTTCGTTTCTCATCATTTCCATTAAAGTTTTTGCAGCAAGCATAGGATTTTGTTCAGTTAAGTCTTCGAACACTCTTTCAATTGTTTGGTCAAAAGCACTTTTAATTTGCGGAAGATGTTTTGAATGTAGCGTGTTTGCGCTTGTCACTTCCACCTTATCAATGCTGTGTTCTTTAACTTGGATAACCATGATTGAATCTTCTGGTTCGAACCCATCCAACATTGCTTGTATTTTAGCGATTGCTTGTTCTTGACTTGGTTTGATAATAAATTTGTTATTTCCCATCGTTTCATCTCCTGATTTTATTTGGCTTCAGCCAACATCTTTTCTCCTGTTTCAAATAAAAGTTCTAAAGAGTTCTTTGCAGCTAACTTCTTGCTAGTAACCAACTCATCATCTTTATGGATAGAAATTTTATTGAAGTCAGACATCTTTGTAATCCTTGCTTCAAGTTCTCCATCCTCTTTGCTGTAGTAATCAACAAAGTTTTTATTTTTAAACTCCCACGGCATACTTTTCACCTCCTAACTTCTAACAATGTTGTAATTGAAATTCGAAGCTTTAAAATTATGAGCTTGTGTTAATTTTCTCATTTGATTGTTGTCGATTTTTGTTAATTCACGAGTGATTGAATTTGCTTCAGTTGAACCTGTTAGATTGACGACTAATTTACTAGAGAAAACGACACCTCTCTCTTTTTGTTTTTTAGTTAGGGATCTGTAGATGTTTTGCATTACCCGTATGCGCCTCCTAGTTAAACCGGAATATAATCAAAAGCGGTAAACAGATAATGATCATTGCTGCAATAGATCCGTAAAATATATAAAAGTCTCTTTTAGCAATTCTTTTGCTTCCAAAGAAAAACATATTGGATGACCAGATTAGTTTTTTGATTGTTTCTGGTGACATTAAATCATCTCCTATATCTATTTTTTTCAAGCCATCTAAAATACTCTTCAAAAGTATCTAAATGTATCAAAACTATTTTGTGAGTTGGATTAACCACACCAGGTGCAAATTTTGGGTTATCACGCATACCTTTCAACCAATAATTTAATGTTGATTTGTTCATGCTATACATTTTGCAGATGACTTCTTTATTACCGTATTTAATTTTTGCACGTTCGGGATCTTGGCTCACTTCATTAAGATTGATTGTTATTGGTTTAGACACTATACTTCCTCCCATATTCCATATTTGATAGCCATATTCTTAACGACTGATACATAAATTTCTTTTAAACGATGATCCTCAGCAATAATGTCTAATTTGTTCAAACGTTTAATCGTTGATTTACCTATTCCTTGAGCAATCATGTTTTTCTTGCGATTTTCTAAACGAATAGTTAAGCTGCAACGAGCTTTGTCTTCTAGTAATACATAACTTTCATTTCCAATTTCTTTGAATTTATCGAATCCGCCCTGTTTAATAGCAATTTTGCGAATAATGCCATTTACTTCTTTGCGCCAATCTTTCGTGTCCATTGTTAATAAATCTGCAATACTATCAAATTTATTTTCTAGGTGTTTTGTAGCAATTTCTTGATTTGCCAATGTTTTGAACATTTGGTTAAACATTTGAAGTTCTGGACTTAATGAAGATGTATCAAGTTCTTGTTTGATGTGTTTCTCCATTTCGTTGAAAGCTTGGATGTATTTAATTTTGAAATCATCTGCTTTACTCCCAGTAAATCCCATTGCTATAAAAGTGAAACCATCTCGATTCATGTAATACATTTTTTGATTTCTATTACGAGAATCTTGGTAAATACCTTCTGCAAACATCGATTTGTAATGAGCGGAATTTTCCGCCGATTGAATTTTGTTATTAATAGCTTCTAGAACATCTTTATGTTGTTTATCGAATCCTTCTGCAATTTGCAATGAACTCGTTACCGCTTGTCTATCTTTCGTGATTACTAAATTTGACATAGTTGATTTTCCTTCTTTCTAATTTTTTATTCCTTTTGTTATTTAATAGTGAGATAATCTCCTTATCAGCAAGTGACCTGCTGGAATAAATTTAAGGTGGTGAAAAATATGTCTGATAAATTGAGTCCAAAACCATCTGGTAACCGCGAGCCTGAATGGGGTTGGGATATGTTAAATAACTTTTTACAAGATACCTTTAAACGTCCTGCTGGCGAACAAAACTGGTCAAGAATTGACACCATGCATTACAAGATGTCAAAAGAAGAAATTATTGCCGAATTAAAACAACAAGGTTATAACGTTAGAGAAGAATCAGAAACTAGTTTATTTTTGACTTAATCTCTATTTGTCCTTTAATTATTTGATTAATAATTGATTCGTTGGTTACGATTCTTGCTTTTAAAATATCTTGATTAAAATTTAATTTCTTAATTTCCTTCACGGCTACTCCAATAGCTGTGAGGGTTATTACTGTTTTCATTAAATTATTCATCAATATTCCTCCTCACTTAATTCCTAATACTTTAATAATTGTCAGCAACATCAAATTTGCTTTTGGTCCTGTTTTTTTGCCATTTAAAACTTCATTCAAATACTGTGGATTTTCATCTATCAACATAGCCAAATGCTTTTGAGGAATATCTTTCTCATCCAAATGTCTTAATATCTTTGTTCTTAAAGTTAATGTTTCCGGCATTTCTGCAACCTCCTCAAAATAAATTAAGAAAAATAAGCTAATTTGTAAGCTAATCGTTGACCAATAATAGCTTTTATGCTAATATAAACCCATAGCAAATAAGCACAAAACGGCCATAACAACAACGTTGGGGAACGTGTTAAAAAATGTCGATAACTTATTAGCTAACAAACTAGCTTATGAATATAGTATAATAGCATAAAAGTCATTTGTCAAACACAAAATGACTTAAAAGCTAATGTTTATTTTCGTGAGCCTTTGAAAGGTGATAACCATGGGAATTGTACATCGAATAAAAAATCTAGCAGATTCTAAAAAAACTAGTTTTGCAGAAATAGAAAGAATAGTTGGATTATCTAACGGACAAATCAGAAGATGGGATAACGTTTCTCCTAAAACTGAAAACTTACAAAAAGTGGCAGACTATTTTGATGTATCTGTAGATTACTTGTTAGGAAGAACTGATCAAGAAA